TCATGTCTTGCGACTGGTTCAGGAAGTAGCATTGGCTACGGTTAGGTAAAACGAAGGTATTCTCACTGAAGCCGTTCTTCTGCGTGAAACTGACGTTGGTGATTTTCGTCTTTTTGGCCGTCTTGAACTCCGCCGGTAGGTATTTATAGACCAACGGTTGCTGCATCTGCACGCTACTCATGTTGGTTGTATGCACGCACCACACTCTTTTGTCAGGGTGACGGCTCAAGACCTGCGCCACACGTTTGGCAGCATATTCGGATTTCCCTGCTCGGTTTCCTCCGAGAATAACCAATTCATTCACCTCGGGGTCGGAGAGCAAAGCATCAGCGGTTTTCCAGTGGTCCGGCTCGTAGCCATGCCGGTAAGGATCCATCTTCTCAGCTAGAATCTTATCTTCTCGGAGCTGAAGACGCCTCACGACTTCATCCATACCGACTTTCTTCACCAGAGCAGCGATGGTTTCCGGTGAAGGTGCCACCAGGATAGGGTGAGGCGTAGGCCGGTATTGACCCAGGTTATCTTTGGTAACTTCGAGCTGAAACATGCAATTAGCTTAAAAACGCTAGTTCCCCCTTGATTGGGTCGCAAGGGGGAGGATAATGCCTCACATCTTGGTTTGCTCTAAGGGGAGTACAACCTGCCCTAGCAAACCTGCAAGGCCTGGCGTTTCCCCTTAGACGCCAGGCCTTTGCATTTATGGTTACTTGCCCAACGTCCACAAAACAGGGCAGCGAAGCGGAAACGCCAGCAAAGCTCGAAACGCCAGCACTGAGAAGGCTGTGCTTTCCGTAGCCAACGGAATATCTCGCAGGGGGCGCAAGTTTACAGAGCGAGTCTAAACAAGTCTGAAAGGTCGCCTCTCCTTACCACCATTTCCATGGGGGGAGGGGGGGTCTTGGCAGAGAGAGAGGAACTTACTTCTGCAGCATGTAAAAAATGCGATGAAGTCGATCATTACTCTGAGTTCTTTGAATCCAACATGTCCACGATGTCATGTTCTACCATGCGGAGTGCCCCAATGGCTTGATAAGCAGTCAAATCCGATTCTTGGCCGTAGCGTCGAAGAACGCTTCGAACCTCATGCCTTAGCATGGCTCCTGCATCAGGGTTTGAACCGTCTCCCCATTCCTGCTCCCATGCTCTCATCGTGGCAGCGGCCAAACCATATTCCCCATCGAGCCTAGAATCTTTGTGACCTTTTAGGCGCTTTCGCACATCTTCGCAAACAGGGCATTGGTAGCCCATTAGGCCAATGATTTGGTGTATTATTTTTTTCATAAATGCTTCTCCAGCTCCTCTTTCGCTAACATCCACTCTTCACCGGTCTTCGCCACCTTGACCCGCCATTCACCGTTCCAGCCGTCCTGATCAGCACCAGGGTAAAGCGGTTGCAACAAAGTGCCCTCCTTCAAGACCACCTGCTTCAGGCCGTCAAGAGACAGAGCAAGCACGTTTTCCCGCAGTTTAACCGCACCTGGCAGACCGTAGGGCATAAGTCATGGTTTCTATTCAGGGTCAAAAAATAACCTCTAGCCTGCCAGGGTGATTCACGCGTCTCATCCCCCGGCTAGAGGGTGCCCAAGAGGGGCAAAGGGTTAAAGCTTTCCAAGCCTTCTAGGCTGATATTTGCTCACCAGGGCGTTTCCGTCATACCTCACCGGTATAACCATCCCTGGTGTAAAATAGCGGCTGTCCTTGCAAAGGCAGATGCAGTCACTACCCTTGTGAGTGACTAGCAAAACTCGCTTGTTCGCGAAACGAGTGTGCTTCACCACGGCTGTCTCCGACTCGGCCAAAAGTCGAGCTAGACCAGCGTCACCTTTCGGTAGCTCAGGCTGTGCAGGAGGCTCTGAAACGGCCTCCTCTAGCTCAGGCTCGATCGCTTCATCCTGCGCCACTGCTGTCGCATAAAGCTCTTTCGCCTTAGCTTGACCCGCTGGGGTGAGATAGGTCTTGTTATACCGGCCTACCGTCCAGTGTTTACCTTGCTTGAGCTGTGCCTTTAGTGCTTTGGCATCCGCACCAAGGCTAGTGGCAATCTCGTCTATTGGAATGGCTTTAGTTGTTTCCATGAGTCACCCCCTTAGCGTTAGTCTCCAAAAGATCAAGGAGAGTTTCAATTTCCTCTTGCAGTTCGTCGAGCACTTCCTGATCCACAGGATCGTTGGTTTCTTTGACGTGGTCGAGGAGCACCAGGACTTCCAGGAAGGCAGAATGACAGCGAGAGTGTAGGGTGGGAGGCATGTTAAAGCAAGGGTTGAGAGGCTAAAGCGGCAGAGATTCGAGCGTCAGCGATCTTAAAGTATTCCTCCGAAAGCTCGCAGCCAATGAAGCGGAAACCTTCCAGCATCGCTGCTTTCCCCGTGCTGCCAGAACCCATGAAAGGATCAAGCACAACGCCACCAGGAGGCGTAACCAATCGGCAAAGGTAGCGCATCAGGTCAGTAGGTTTGACGGTTGGATGGATGTTTGCACGCAATGTGGAGTATTTTGCCTCTTCGCTTTCACGCGGTCCATTGACCCTCATATTGTTACCCAGGTCAAACCCCTCCAGCCCCTCATCCCGATCCCGCTTGCTCGCCTTCGCGCACTTAAAGAACCGGGCGGCATCGTTTAGCAGTTCCGTCACCTCCTCGCTGCCGTCGTGGATCAGGTTGGCGGGCCAGCGACCGCCAGGCTTATACATGGGCACTTCTTTGCCAATCATGCTGCCGACAAAGCCTTTCCCCACGGCAATACCTGTTCCTTCGCTTTGTTGCCGATGTATGGCTGTAAGGTCTACATCGGCATCGTGCTCGATCCTGCACCCATCCACGTTGAGTGCCCCGGTGCCATGCTCCAGCACGTTGGCGGCCACGGTGCCGATAAGCGGCTTGCGGGCAACGGTGATCGGTTCCATCGCGGGCTTTAGAGCGGTGCCCCAGCCTTGCCACTGGCGGGCGGCGTCGGTGGCGGGGCTTGTTTCCGGCGGACGAGTTGGTTCACCGTAAGTGTTTGCTCGGACTAACCCGCCGCGATCCGCCCATGGGTTAGGACCAACCACCTCGCGATCGACCCCCGCCGCCTTGTCGATTGCCTTGCTTACGTCCAGTGACTTCGGAAACCCTGAACCATAGACCCAGGCAATCATGTCGCGTATTTCGAAACCGGCGTCCTCGATGCGCACGGCCATGCGGTGCTGCGTCCGGGTGCCAGCAAACGCCAGCAGGTGGCCGCCAGGCTTCAGCACACGCAGGCACTCTTGCCAGAGTTCAACGCTGGGCACGTCGTAATCCCACTTTTTGCCCATAAACGACAAGCCGTAAGGGGGATCGGTGACAATGGAATCGACGCTGCTGCCTGGCATCGCTCGAAGGGCGGCTAGGTTGTCGCCAAGGTGTAGGGTGTAGGGAGGCATGTTGATAAAAGCTATTTCGTGAACATCAGGGCTTTTGCAGAAATTTTCCAGAGGTGGTTACTCATCGAGCTTTTTCAAGCTGCGCTAAATTCAGACCCCCTCCCCCCATCTTGCGACTCAGCAAGGCAGCACTGTTGAGACTCAGCTAGCTTGCTGTGGCGTAAATCGTTGATCTTCATGGCGTTACTTTGTGTCGGGTCACTTCGCATTACGCTTATTGTTTGTAGTTAATCCCTGGTAGTCTCAATAGAATCAGGCTCGCTTACCTCGGTGAACTCACCGTCGAGAACGATGCCGTTGGCGTCAAAGAGGGAGTTAACGCTTTGATGATCAACGCGTAAGCGATGCTCGACCACGGTTTGCGGCTGGTCGTGGAGCGCCTGGATTTTGTCTATCGCCACGGCAATGGCGATGGGTAACGACGCGAGTGGCATTCTGTCCACTTCATCAACAAGTCTCTGACTCCCTTTCGCTGCGAAGTGTGACAGCGTAGCTGCCGTCTGCTTCTTCCATGCAGCCAGGTTAAATGCAGGATCGCTTTCCTCCGCCTTGTCACGAAGCGAGGTGACGATGTGCGTGGTTAGCTCGAACTTCTTCGCAGTCGCCACGATGCCATTGCCTTCCTTCAGGTAGGCGAGAACCTGCTGTTTCACCTCATCGTCCAGGTTTTCCCCAGTGTGCCGGTTCGTTGTCGTTTTCAGCCTTCCTTCCATCATCGTGCCCTCCTCTGACGTGTTGATACTGCTTTAGCCTTAGCCTTCCGTTTTTCGGCCTTTCTGCCCCATCTAAGGCCATCCTGGTTGAGCTGATCCCATGCTGGGAAAAAGATACTCTCCATGCAACGCACGATCTGCTCCTCTTGCTCCTGGGTAATACCAAATCCGACTCCAGAGATAGCTAGGGCAGCGTGCATCAGTTCGTGGCGCAGAGTATCCATGGCAGTCATAGCGTCACCCTTCAGGGTAGAGCTAAGAGCAATGCAGGCGGAGTCGTGGCAATAAGTGCCGAACTCCTCGATGTCAGCCCAGACGATGTTGAGCTTCTTCCCTCCGATGGTAATGCTAGCTTTCATGGTGTGCTTTGATTTTAGCCCGTGCCGATTCGAGCTGTGCAATGGCGTTGTTGATCCACATCACGCAGTCGTCCCAGTTGTCATCAAGCCAAGCCCTTTCGGCAGAATCGCAGTCATCGCAGGCTGTGCAGATATTCAGGATTGCGCTTTCGATGGCTGGTATTGAGTCGGTGTTCTGGTTGCTCATATGGTTATTCCCATTCTCCTAATGAGACCAAAGCGCCGATGATGCCGTAGTTGGCTAGGTCTAACCAGCTATCGAGCACGCTTTCATTCTGCGCTGTGTCTTTGTTTAGCAGATTAGCCAGTCTAGCGGTCTTGTCATCGCAGCGAACGATGACACCATATTGACCATGTCTGGCGATGTTTTGGCTACCATAATCCTGCTGTTTGCGGTCTAGCGTCTTGATATTCTCAACCGCTAGCGTAAGTGCCTTGCGGCCAATGTCAGTCTTGAGTCCTAGCCTTTCGGCTAAAAAGTTGTAGGCGTCTGTGTCCATATTAGAATTTAGCTGGCTCCCTGAACTTGTAGAATCTCCCGAGAAAGTCTAGCTCTAGTTTCCAGAACCTTTCTCCGGTGCGGTTCTTTTCGCAAGAGACAATGCGTTTCTCGTCGTTATCGTCCACTTTGTTCAGAAACAGGATATGGTCAGCGTCCTGGCCTATGGCTCTGGACTCCCTGAGTTGATTATTGTCATTCAGCTGGCTAGCGGTAAGCACGACTTTCTGCGACTTCACTGCCGTGCGTTTAAGCCTCCTGGAGATACTAGCCACTAGCTCCTCTCTTGTAGCTCCCTTCCGTCCTTCGTCTTCCATGAGCTGGAGATAGTCCACCATCACCACATCAGCTTCACACTGCTCGATGTCAGCCAAGATCTCCGTCGCTGAAGCTCCATTGACATCAACAATGTCAGCCTTAGCCTTGGCTAGCCTTCGGATAGCCTCATGGAGAGCTACGGTGTCGCTACGACTCATCAGCCCTTTCCAGAGTGCTTGGTTGTCGAGTCCACCTTGGCTACAAAGGATGCGGTAAGCCTGCTCCTCTTGGCTCATCTCCAGCGGGTAGATTCTGACTCGTTTGCCAGCGTCGAGAGCACTTTCTAGGAAGTTCTGCATGAGCACCGATTTACCGTCTCCAGGTTTACCGGCAATGACCCAGACTCGACCTGGCTGCATGCCCTGTGTTTTAGCGTCAATCGTATCAAAGCCGGTCGAGATGCCTGGGAGTGCATTACCTCGCATCGTTCTGGCTTCGATCCCTTCGATGATATCCACCGATAACTCTCCCATGGTTTTGCTAGCGAGTGGCTTGCCAGGGATCTTTCCTGCTTCGGCTAGCATGGCCTCAGCCTCAGCAATGGCGGTGCTAGTATCCGTTCCAGTAATGACTGCCAGTTCTAGCGTTTCTGTGGCCTTTTTCAGCGTCTCGATGCGTTTCCGCACCTCATACCCTCTGCGCAAATCAGAAACGTATTTTGGGGCGTTTCTGTGCAAAACAGGGCTTGTCCAGAGTTCGGTCAGCCTCGCAGCTCCACCAAACATCTCCAAAGCGTCTTTTTCGCGCAGTTTGGCAGTCACCAGCAGCAAATCCGGCGATTCGTCACGGCCTACGCTGTCCACCAGTTCACGAAACAAACCGCGATTCTCGGGCGAGAACATGTCAGCCGTAATGGCATTGAGTGACTTTCTCAAGCTCTCGGGGTCTTGAGCAAAGATCGCTAGCAGGCTTTCCTCGGTAGCGGCTTGAAGGCTCACAGGTTCAATCCTCCTGTTGCTTTGGGTTTCGTCACTGGCTGCTCATCTTCCCAGCGGCGCTGGTTCAAGTAGGTCGAAGGATGCGGGATGAACTTCCCCTGGTCTTTCGTCCAGGCGTCCTGCTTGGTTTGCCAGGCCAATGCAGCTAGGACGGTGGCAAGGTCAGGTTGCTGCTTTTGCCACGACTTCTCCGCAGCTCCCTTTCCGGTCTTGTTCGGGTAGGCTTGCCAGAACTCTGTGAAACCTACGGAAGTACTATCTTTGGTTATTGGTTCTTGGTTAGAACTAATGTTCAACGTCTGTTGAACAGGTGTTGAACGCTTGTTGAAACGAGCACTCGCTGAAGCCTGTCCTGCTCTGGTAACAGCCTCCTTTTTAGCGATCGCTTTTTCGATCTCTAAATCAGCTCGATTATGCCTAAAACCTGTTTCGGTTGGCTGGAAAAACTTGTGCAAAACATACTCCACAGCATCAAGTTCGTGCATCATTCCAACAGAACGTGCAATGTCTGTTGAACACATGTTGAACGGATGTTCAGCAAGATAATAAGCGTCAAGCAAACGCCTGTAAGCTAGATCCTCCATGAGGCTCAAGCCTCGGGTATGCGCCGCATAGTCGCCAATGTGGAAAGGATAGTAATTCATTTAGAATCCTCCTCGCTGTCATCTATGAGATAGTCCATCCATGCTTTATTTATTCTCGACCTCTTGAAGGTCAACTTGATGTCTTTTCCGTAGTTTTTCTGAACTTCCTTTAGAACAAAAATCATCTCTGCAATGGATACAGGAAGCCTAGAACAGGCTACGAATTTAAGCTTAGGTTTCATTGGTGTTGTTTGTTGTATGTTAGCTACCCAGTGGTGCGTCCATCACCCACACAATATCAGAGAGCCGCACATCAACGCCACGATCAGCGGGGTAGGCGATTTGATTTTCTTTGGGTTGTTGATCCATCGGCTTCAGACGCAGATGCACCCACTCACGATTCAGCACTTGAGCGCCACTAAATGCAATTACCTCGCCTGTTCGCAGTTTCATGGCGTAATCGAACGGATCATCCACACATGCTTTAGCTAAAGCCTTGCTTCCAGTAAGCAATTCTATCATCCGGCATTGTTCATCTAGATACTGGTCGTCAGCCTCTAAATCAACATCGGCAATATCTGCTAAATCTTCTGTTTTCATAGTTTCCATTGTTGTTATGTCTTGTTCCTCATAATCGCGTGAAACATTGTGAAGGGTGCAGTCTCCACTGTAAACGTAAACGCCTCGAATACCCATGTAGCCAGCGCCGTGGTGATTATCCATCACGGGGCATCGGCAGCCCAGCTTGACCGCTTCGGGGCTTCCTGGTGAAGGTGTCGTGTTCATGGGATAATTCCTTTCGTTTTGAGGTAGGCGATGCAGCGTTGGCGGGCGGTAGCGGAAAAACATTCTCTTGGGTTAAAGGTCATGCCGTAGATGTGAGCGCGATAACGGTTATGCTCCTGATCTGTCAGCGTCTTCTCAAACTCCGCGCAGGCGTTGAGATCGAAAGGGTAGTTAGGGACTTGTTCTCGGTCTCCACATGGGTCTGTGCCAACAAACTTGCCATACACGTCCTCTCCTTCTGGACCTGAGCCATGCAGCCATTCTCGCTCATTAAATGGAGACTTCCAGCCCAGCGCCTCCGCCACCTTAATTCTGATTTCTTCGTTGGTCATAGCCTTATAGTTTAAAGTTGAGTTTCTTTGCCCAATTTCGGGCCGTTATACTTGTTGTGCCTGCCCTCTTGCAGGCGATCTCCATGCCGTAGCCGTCGGCTAGCATGGCTCTGAGTTTTTTTAGCTTAGCCAGCTTTTCGCTAGTTGGTGCGTGGCGTGGTCCGCCTCGTTGTGTTGTCATGGCATCTCCTTTCTAACTAGCTCTAAGCAAGCGGCTGGAACCTGGAATTGGTGGTATTGGCCGTTGGCGGTAAACCAGATGCAACTGACTAGCCCATCTGACGTAAGGCCTTTTACAGTCACCTGCGGCCCTCCCGACTTCAGCCTAACGACATCGCCCACGGCTGGCTGCCAGGGCTGGGCGGGCTCGACCTCGGCCTTCAGCTTCTCAATTTCCGCAGACTGCTCCGCAGGCGGCAAGGCAGCCAAGAAAGCCTTAGCCACAGCGAGGCGGGCGGAGTCTTCTCTGGACCACGCGTAATGATCACTGAGTGTCACCAAATATCCATCGTATTTTTCGCCGTTGGTCTGAAATGCCGCGTCAATGGCGGCTTGAAGAGTTGTGTCGTCGTGTGTCATAGTGTTCTGTTAGTGTTGTTTACGGGCTGCTAGCATGGCGTCGGCAATGCTGTATGCACATTCGGATAAAGTGGCGTTTGTAACGTCAACGGGTGCGTTGTATACCAACCCAAGCATAGCCTGCCCTGCGAACCAGTCGCGGAGAGTCATGCCGTTAGTTGGAATGGTGGTTTCTTTTCCGTTATGGAGTCCATAGGTTTCGCACGGAAACGCTGGCCCGCCATCGTCGTTTTGTGTGTCGTGTGTCATAGTGTTTTGTTAGTTTTGCCGGTATTTTCGCACCCGTTAGCAGCGGTCGTTGGCCTGCATGAGGGTCGAGGCTTACCATTGGGAAATCAGGCAAAAGCCAGGAAGACTAGCGCGATGCAAAGTCCTGCTAGAAAAGCAGCTCCTAGCATGTCGTGAATGAGCTGCCGGTGGAAAGACAGCGTGGCGTCCTGGTATCCTGGCTTATGGGCACGAATGCCAGCCAGTCGGCGTTGCTGCCATTCAATGGTTCGATCCACTTCGCGGCTTGGGTAGGTCTTGCGTCTCATTTTGTCGTATTTTTCAGGTAGTTTAGATGGGAAAAAGTGGAAACTCTAGCGGAAGGGCACTCCACTAGCGTTTGAGCTAGACGGCTCTGGATGTAGCCCAGCAGGTAGGCTGAATCGGCTGGCGTGGTCGCGGTCTTTGCTGCCAAGTCGGTCAGCTCTTGGACGACGGCCATGGCTTCGGTGTGGGTCATGAGAAATTGGGTTGAGTGTTGTTTCGAAGCCGTTCGGCTTGTGCGGCCCTAGCTGCGGCACTATCTGCGGCACTATCTGCGGCCCAGGCTGCGGCCCAGGCTGCGGCCCAGGCTGCGGACCTGGCTGCGGTTCGGGCTGCGGCAATGGCTGCGGCACTGGCTGCTGTTAGCTCCCTGTCGGTAGCCTCGCCGTTAGCATAGCGTTCCGCTACGTCGATAGCGTTAATCGAGCGCGGATCGGTCAACAAGTGCTGCACTTGTCGCGCACACCAGACGGCGAACAGGCGAAGCTCGCGGTCGGTCAGCACACCTCGACGGGTGGCGATCCAGATAACCCACGAGGGGTCGGGGGCTTTCTCCCAGACCTCTTGCATGTCCTTGCAATGAGCAAGAGCCCATTTCTGGCCATCTGAGCAAGCTCTGTGCTCAGAGCAGAATTGTTTAATGGTCTTCATGGCTTGTTTCCTTTCAGTGCGGCCAAGAGGATCTTCTCGGCCTGTTGTTGGAGACTTAAACCTGTCTCTGCGGCTTTGATCCGCAGGAGACGGTGTAAGTCGGGGGTTACTTTGATGGTTTTTGGTGGCATGGTGTTAGTTAAAAGTTTGCGCCGTGAATGTGGTCGTGTGAGGCTATCTCGAAAAAATGCCAGTTAGCCGCATGAGGGATAATGCTGCTCATCTCACTTTTAAGAGAGTCTAAGTCTTTCACAAATCCTCTAAACGTGTTAGTCGCGATTTTAACAAAGCCTAACCCTTCAAGGGACTTGATGGCTTGCCTTTGTTCTTTGCGGCCTTGTTTAGTCGGCCAAGCCTGGGAGATGGTGAGAATGTATGTCATGGCGTGTGGGGTGTGGGTTTCCTTGTGCGCACCCACCTTTAGCCAGCTCTGAAGATGTGCAAGTAACTTTTTCTACTTTTCCACTTTTTCTGCGTTGGGATTAAAAAACCTCCGCTTGGGAGGTGTTTTTTGTGGGTCGTAAGCGTCCACAGCCCGAAGGGCGTATTGCAGCGAGTTAATGACCTTTTGGTTTCCTTGCCAGTCTGCGAGAAGCTGGCCTAACAATACGTTGAGGTGAGCTTTCACTGTTTCCTTGTTCGTTCGTTGCATGTTGTGTGATGAGTGGTTGGTTGGTTTCGCGTAGCAGGGCGAACAGGTCAGCAGCTCTCAGAATGCAGAGCCATTCCTTGCCGTTTCGCTTGTGCGCTACGATTGGCATTTTGTTAGACCCGGCGTCACGTTCAGCTTGCTCCACCCAGTTGTATGGGTTGCCTGCTTGCACGTTTTTGACTTCCCAGTGAATGCCTGGGAGTGAATCGCAGATTACGTCTGGTGAGTCTGCTCCACCTGAGAACTGCTGCCCTCGTCGTGCGTCAAATCCCTCGTTGCGCAACTGGTCACGCCATTGGCGTTCTCCTCTTGCTCCCTTGGCTCTTGAATTGATGGGCATGATCTGAAGATGTTGTCGAAGTTGGTTTCGTATTTGACCAGATTGACCGGCCTGTAAGTATCGCCTTTTCCAGCCATAATCAAAGTTCGTCATCCATTAAGGTTTCCAGTGCGTCGAGTTCTTCAGTGGTCGTGAAGCAATCCAAAATAGCCTCGATGCTGTAGCCGAAAGCGAAAGCGCCAGCTCGGCAGGCTTCCACGAACTCGCTTAAATCAGCTTCATCGCTGATCGAGATCTCTACCTTTTGTTGGTTAGTCTGAAATGTAAGTGTCATGGGTTTGGAAGGGAGCCGAGCACAGAGCATTGGCCCCGTGCACGGCGGGCAGTTACTCGACGATCTCCCAATCGCTCGCAAGGATCTCGGTTTGAGACGCGAGCCAAGGCACGCGGCAGCCATTCGGGTAGGCTGGGTGCCCCTCGGGGTATTCGATATAGATGTATGGCAGCGTCATCTTGCTACCCTCATCTGGCACTTGCAGCGCAAGCCACATGCCTTTGCCATTCCAGTTTTCACGGCGGACCCTGCGGCCTGCTTTGAGTTCGGTGAGTGCCCACCCGATATTGCGTTCTAGCATTGTTGTTTGTCTTTCTTGGTTGCGAAAGCTACCGGCCTTCAACGGTTTTCCTTGTGGGAAAATAAAAGAGGGGGCATCGCGTAACGCTGTCTTAGCTATCCAGTCCTGCCCAGCGTCGGGGCACAAGGTGGACAACATCCCACCGCTGGAAATCCCGTCGATGCCCCCATAAGTTTACCAGGGAATCTCGTCGCCGTCAGCTTCTGACGACTTTTTGGCTGCGCCGTCCTTAGACTTCACGGAAAGCGAGAAAAACCGCTTGCCTGCTTTGCTGGTTTTCTTCCAGCCATTCAGCCAGTATTCCTTGCCGTCCACGTTGATGGAGCCGGTGAAGTCGGGGTGTGTGTCTTTCTCCTTCTTGTCGTTATTGAACAAGCTGCCTCGGTTGGTGTTATCGTATTCTTTACTCATCTGCGTTTGGTTTGTTTGATTGTCTGCTTAACAATGCGGACAAAGGTTTCAGGCGTGATCTTTAGCGTGCCTTCGCTCCATGCGTTTAGGTATTCGCAGAGGTTAGCGCAAGCCTTTGACTTGAGGAAGGCTGCGCCACTCTGCCAGTCTAACATATCCTCTTTCATCGGCGCATAAATGGCGTCCAGCGTGACCGGATCGACAATGCCAGCGTTTATGCCTTTGACGGCATCTTGCACCGAAACTTTTAAAATCTCGATGTAAAGCCAGCACATGCGGTTCTCATGACCCTTGTCAGGATCATTGAAAAAGCGCCATTCTGCTAAGGGGAGAGCCATCAGAAGTCGGTGACTACAGATTCGCTTTTCGTTGCCCACTTGGGCAGGTTTAGCGTGATGGGATGGCTAGAGATGCTAGGCCAATCGCCTGTGTCAAAGCAGGTCTTATAGGCTGCCAAGTCCTCGCGGTATTCCTTGCGGCCTTGCTCGATCAAGTCATCTCCCACGACGTAAACGCAAGAGAGATAAGGTGGCGTTTTTTCCTGAGCGATTAGCAGAAACGTGCCATCCTGGCCAGTCACGGTCTTCAGGGCGTCGAGGTAGAATGCAGCCTGGACGTGGTAACGGAAGCTTAGAACCGTTCGCAGGAACGCCTTGGGTGTAGCGTCTTGCGTGGTTTTGTAATCAATCACAATGCCGTCCTTTCGGATGGCGTCCATTCTTGCTCTGCATTGAACGTCTTGAAAAGGGTCGATCCAGTAAAGCGAGGCTTCGATATGCTCGATGTTTTGCACTGCGTTTCGGCAGGCTTTGTCAGCGTAGAACGCATCTCTCATTTCATCGAGTTGTTGAGCCTCTTCGAGTGTGATGATCGTTCTTCCAGCAGCTTCACGCATAGCCTGAGCATAAAGCTCCTTCCCTTCCTTGGTGCGTCGGTCGCACACGGGAAGAATGAACGTCTCATTGTCCATCTTGTCAGGCTCAAGAATAGCTGTGTGAGCTAGAGTTCCCCAGCGCATTGCCGGAGTCGGCTCCTCGGGGTTAGCTTTCTTGTGCTGGTAAAGTGCAGGAGCCTTGCGGATTAGATCAAGGCCATGCTTCGAGATGCCTGCGCTGCTATGGTAAGCAGCCGAGTCCATTTGTGGGATAAGCTCATTCATGCTTCAACCTCCTTGGCTTCGAGGTAGTTCTTGATGCGGACTAGCTCTGCGTCGTCGCATTCGTCCAGGTTCGCTTTGTTGAGCTTAACCAAAAGACCAGGGACGGTGCTCTTGGCTAGTCTATGCTGCCGAATGGCAGTGCGAAGATCAACTGGTGCAACCTCTTCAGCAGGCGCAGGAGCTTCGCCGGAGGAAAGCCATTTAGCGAGGCGTTGGCCTGTCTCTGGCGTGATGACCTCAGGCTTCCCGTCGAATAGGCGTGTTCTGTCTTTCTGAGCCTCGGCCATGTGAGCTGCGTTAATGTTCCAACAGACCGTGAACTCGAAGTCGATTCCATCGCGCTGTTGAGGGTCCATGCCGGATTTCTGAACCTTACCCTTCTCATCCATGCTATATCCCTGCTTGGCTCTCACCGTGGCGATGATGTGAGCTTTGCTGCGCATCATGGCCTGTATAAAACGATCATGGCGTGGTGTGACTTTAGCCCAATCCTGGAAGCGGTCGCCCATCTTGGTTTTGATATCAAGGCATCCACCAGGGCCACTCCACTCATGGGTAATGGAGTCAATCACGATCACCTCATACCCTGCCTGTTCTGCGGCTTCGATGGCTTCGATAAACCGCTCAGGTGCGTATGGTGGAGACATCTCCATCACGTCGAAGTCGAAACGATCAGCGTATAGTGATGCGCTACCTGCTTCGGTGTCGATGAAGGCAATGCTTTTGCCTAGTTCCTTGGCGACTGTTAAAGCCGCCGTAGTTTTGCCAGAGCCTGAAGCTCCGGAGAATAAGAGTCGAGCCTTGGCCGACTGTTTGGTTGCTTTTTTGAACATAGTTGTCTTGTGTTGGTGTCCTGTGCTGGACGCCAGCCGCTAGACAACTCTAGCCAAGCCTGCAAACAGAATTTATACCAACTTGTAAAAAGGTCTTTTGATCCTGCTGCCGTTACTCCGCAGGCAGGTAAACATCTTCTTTTCAAGCGTTCCACGCTTCACTGCCTTGGTTGCATAGCGTTTGGCGCTAACGTGCGAACAGTTTAGCATCTGCTGCAACTGCTCGGATGACTTCCACTCAGGGCCAGGCTTGTCGATCTCATGGTTGAGACTTAAAGCTTTAATCCACAGCGTAACGTCTGAAGCTGGTTGGCAGGTGCCATGCGCCGTTGATTTGCCTAGCTTCTTGGACGGTGTAGCTGCCGTCTTCGTGCAAGAGGCCGTAGAGGAACCCGTTTTCATGTCTTAACGTTGTTGTGTGTCGTTTGTTATACTCCTGATCCACGTTTAGCAGTCCACCGGAACTGTGAGCCGTTTGGCGCTGATTGTAGGTGCCGAACGTGTGAGAGTCGAAAGCATGAATATGTCCGAACAAACAAGAGCCGTAGATCGTGGCGTGTTGCTTTGCGGCATACACTCCATGGTGGAAACCATGCAGCATGTTCAGCTTACCAAAGGAAAAGACTCCATGCCGCTTGTGATATGGCTTCCACTCACAATGCAGCTTCTTGAGCTGGTTGGTAAACTCACCGCATAGCTTCCTGGCATAATCAGCTTTGATTCCATCCGTGCTGCTTTCCGCTAGCTCAAACAGCCGGTCGTCATGGTTGCCCATGAGAAAGTGAGTAGGCTTCCAGGAGTGAATGAATTCCATGCCTGCATTCCAGTCGTCCTGCATGGATTCGCACTGCTCCTCGGCAGAGACTCCACGACGCAAGGGACGAAGATCGAAGAGATCTCCACCAAAGACGCGAACGTCAGGCTTGAAGTCCTTGGTAAAGTCTCGCAAGACCTTCACAGCGGAAAGGTTCTGCCTATCGCCGTGCAAGTCAGTTGCGAAGATGAATTTCAGCATAAGCCGACTATTTACGTTTTCCCGCTGCGCGCAAAGCCTTTTTCTGCGTGGCGTAGGCAATCGCTAAGGCTTGCTTCTGAGGCTTGCCTGAGCGCATCTCCATGGAGACGTTTTTGGAGAATGACTTGTCGGAATAACCTTTGATGAGTGGCATGGTATTTTACTTGGTTGCTAGTTTCTTGGCTGCTTCCTCGGTGTCCCGAATGCCTAACAATGCACCAGTAGCAGAGTAAATACGGAACTTACCCGAGGGAGATTTGATGATCCTGGTGCCGTTGGAGCCGTTCAAGATGGACGGGGAAGCGGAGTCAGGCTGAAAGCGGATGTCAGGAGATTCTACGTTAAACCGTTGCGAAAGCGGGATGATATTACCAGCGTCGTCGTAGGTGATGGGGTCGGCTAGCTTTATGTGTTTGGGTGAAGTGGCTATATTGATTTCATGGCCCTCACCACCCCAAGTAGCTTTTTCTTTAATACCAAATTTGCCAGCAACCTTTTCAATAACATCGTAAACCTTTTCCGCCGGAACACCTGAGTTAATCATTCCTGCAATCAGATCAACGTCTGAATCGGAATAATTAAGAAGATTGGATATTGCTTCCGATTTAACCTTGTTACGTCCTTCAAAGGTTACGTCTCCATAGTTGGCTAGAAAATCTTCACCGCGAGGGTCAATAATATCAATAATCTTTCCAAGTTGAGAACGAGTAATTGTTACCTTTTGACCATTCAAGCGATCCCCTGACTTTAACATCACTCTCATGAGTCTCCCATTAGACTCTTTTACATAACCTTTAGCAATATCTTCTTTATTGGTGAAGTAAAATCCCTTGCCCTCCGCAGTGCCCTGTTCACCCATTTTCTCAAAAGAGAATTTGTTGAAACCGGCATTTCCGCCATGCCATACAGGCCCAACATTATACCCCGCCTTTTTCGCCGCCTCATCCACCATCTTCTGCGCTGTAGCTGTATCGCCAGCCTGTGCAGCTCGGAGAAAGGCTGCATCCTGCTCGGGCGAGACAGGCTGGAACCGCTTGATGGCTGGCTCCTCCTTCGCTTGCTTCTTGGCGTAATCACTCTGCGCCTTCTTCATCGCTGCGTCCTCGCTTGAGCTAGTGCCTAGCAAAGCGCCATTATCGTCGTAAACACGGAAGAGTTTGCCGCCTGTCTTTTTCAAGATGCGGTAGCCGTCAGGGTTAGTCAGCGTCTCACCAGCGGGGAGGGTTTCCCTGGTGAAGGCGTCGGGTTGGAAGTTCTTCATTGCCCGTTCGTAGGTCGTCGCCTCCTCAAAAGCAAAGCGGTTGCCTGAGTCCTGAAGCTTAGCAAAGCGTTCAACACGGTAGCTTTTCACCGTGTTCTGCGATTTGGAGATAACGCTTTCTGGTGCGTTCAGTAAGCTTTCATTGTTACGCAAGCGGAAGCCAAGAGCCTCATAGAAAAGGTTACGCTTCTTCGCTCCCTTCTCTCCACCACCTAACAAGGTGGCAGAATCGACGGGGTTAATCTGCGTGATGTTCTCCAGGTAAAGGTTAAAATCCTTCAGAGCTGTCTGAGGGCTGGCGTAAACGTCTTTGAATTGAGGCTTGGTCAGTGCCGTTGCCAAGCGGTCACGAACTTTGCTCATGTCCACCGCTCGAATGATGACACCTTCCTTGCTGTTCATCTCCACCGAGTAGGGCAGGATTTCATTCTGGCTGACCGACTTCACGCCAGCAACCATCTTGTTCCCACCTCTGCCACGGTCATGGACGCCATAGTAACGCGTATCAAAGGTCGCCTTGTTGAAGTTCTGCATAGACGTAAGCACGTCACGCAAGACAGCCTTAGCTGAAGGATCGAGAGTGCCGCTGTCCAGGATGACGTTTAGTGCCTCGGGGCTAAGTTGTCCCTTGGCTGTCATCACGGTCTTTCCAGTCGAGTCGCGGTTGAACTCGATGCCTTTCCTCTCCGTCTCTGGCAGAGCTGCCATTCTTTGCGTCATGTCCTGCCACCTCGCCGTCGCTTCTGCTTGAATCTGAGCCGCTGTTTTTGGTGTATTGTCGTCGTTCAGGATGCCGCGAGCACCACCATACGAACGTGCCCAGATGGCACGATCCGCGGGATTCACCGGAATAAGGTCTGGTTTGGTCGTAGGTGCCTGCGCTGCTTTGGTGCCACGTTTAGCCAAGGCTCGTTTCACGATGGCATCCAGCTCTGGAATGCGGATAGGCTTGCCTTTGGCGTCTTTGAAAGTGCGTGTCACGCTGTCAAAGCCTAGATCCATGCCTTTCTCGAACAGCACAGAGCGGAACTTATCGAGGATGCTATCCTCTAGGGCATTGAGGGCATTCCGGTAAACTAGCGACAACCTGTCAGGATTGAACCTGCCAGGGCGCAAGCGGCCAAAAAGGTTGCCAGTGTAAGCAGCGGACATCTCGTCAGCGATGCGAGTCCTTGCTTCTTGTAAAGCGGCGGCATCGGTAGTGTTTCGTAATACGTTTGCATAGCCTTTGAACTCGTTTGCTGTTTGTGTGTTGTTGCCGTAGCTGTCGCCAATTTGATCAGCAACCTTCGCTAGAGCGATGTCATCAAAAAGGCCAGGTCTAACAATTTCTCCTGTTACAGGGTCAGTAAGGCCAAAGATAGCCTGCTCAATTTCAGGCTTAAACGCACGATTGATGGCAGAAGAAAAGAGAACATGGGAGGTTTCATGTGCTGCGGTATCACCTAAAATCTTGTTAGGGTTAAGCACAACTTCTTGAGTGCTTACATCCAGCCAGCCAGGATTCTGCCATTGCTTCATTTCATCTGGCGTTGCCACACGAACTTTAGCGCCATTAGCTTCAGCAATCTTCATTGCATCGACTTGAGCGGCAGCACGTTCAGGGCCGACTTGTTCAACCAAGCGGTTTATAGTTTGGCTCCAGGCAGCTTGTTCGACTTCGGGACGCTCAGCCAAGAAAGTATTCAAGTCACCTGCGGCTTGCTGTCTGGTCCGGCTGGTTGATCCGCCTACCATTTCGCGTCCCATGTCAAAGACGCTTCTCATGGTGCCAGTTAGGCCACCGAAAGCAGCTCCTGCTCCTGCGCCTTGCGCAGCTCCTTCCAGGTTGCGTTCAGCTAGGTAGCCAAGGCCAGCACCAACGGCAGCGCCAGCAGCACCTTCTTTTAGAGCTTGCGCAGCGATTCGCCCAGCGGCTCGAAAGACTGGCTGAAGTTGAGCAAGGCCACCGGCTAACTTTCTGGCAGCCGGTGAGATGGCAGCATCTTGCGCAGCTTGTTCTAACAATCCAACGCGAGAGGCTTCCTTTCTTGCAGCCCTAGCAGCGGCTCCCACGACTTCAGCGGCTTTCTCGGCTGTTGCTGCTCCTGCTAGAGTGCCAGCTGTTAGACCCATATCCGCCATCAAGCCAGTGGCTAAAAGGGTTCCTTGTGCAGCTGCACCGGTTCCAGGAGCGACTCTTTCAGCCACGTTGCGGATGCCTTGCAAAGCTTGGCCTGGAAGGCTTGCTGCCGTTTGAACTCCGCTCGCTGCTCGTTCGATGCCAGATAATGCGGCTTGACCTAGACCACCTGGGGCTGTTGCCGTTCTAGCGGCTGCGGTCGCTGCTGGTTTGAAGATAGACTTGCCTGCTAGTTTAGTTGCTAAAGAACGAACGGCGGCAGAGCCAAGGCCGGTTAAAAGGGCAGGATCAATGTTTTGAGCACCTCGTGCAATCTCTTCAACGGGAGCGCCTTTCAGGGTAGCTTCAATGGCGTAAAGCCGATTGATAGCGTCAACGTCACGCTGCTTTTCTTGTTCAATTAGAGCATTGTAATCAGCCTCCGTATTTACTCCTTGCTTGAATGTGTTGCCCATTCCACCCATGCCAAGGAATGCAGCGGATTTAGGATCAGCCGCTTTGCCAATAAACTCTTCTTTTTTCGGAATAGGTGCCGTCGGAGTAAGAATCTTTGCGGCAATGTCAGCTAGGCCAATCGTTCCGGCCACTATGCCTTCTCCAACCGACTCTGCAACTTTACCAAACTCACCTTGAGCTGTCGTGTAGGCAGTAGCCTTGATGCCTGTTCCGATTTCATCAATGACGTTGGTGAACGCATCTGTTGCAATGCCCAAGAAGTCGCCAAGGCTTGTCTTTTTGTTGGCTAGGTTTTGACGAAACAAGATGTAGTCATCCCGTGACATCCTATCAAAGGGATTGACCCAATTTCCGCCTTCAATGGCCTGCTTTTTAGTTTGTTCTACCTCGAACGCTACATCTTCGCCTGAGCGTGGATATTTTTCAGCAAGGTATGCGTCGATTTCCTCATCCGGCAAGGAATCTGGAAACTCGACTTCAACTCCTCGGCTTGGGATGGATACAATTCTTGGCATGATTTATTGTTTTTGAGTCCGCATTCTACCGTCCCAGACTTCTCTTTTTAGCGAGCCTGCTGATTGAGGCTGCCCTTGTGCTGTTTGAGCCTCGTTCATTTTAGGCGCAAACAGTGTGCGCTGCTCGTAAAGATTCTGCATCGTTGGATCGGCTTTGATAACTCGTTCGCGTTGTTTGTTGTATTGCTCAGCAACACGATCACGCAGAAGCTTCATTTTCTCGTTGAAGCGTGGCAAGTTGGTCCCAAATACCGTTTCACTGGTCACAAATCCTTTAGGGTTAAGGATGTTTTCGTTTAGCTCAGATAGCAAAGTGCGTGCTTCTTCAGCACCAACGGCATCAGGACTTCCAACTTGAAGAGAGTTGATCAACTTGCCCAGTGTTCTAGCATTGGAAAGCTTGGTGGCTGGATCAATGTTAGGGTCTTCGTTCTGAAGAATAGCTGATTCAAGTTGTCCTAACATAGGATCAACCGTTGAAATATAATCGGCAGACTTCTTGAGCACTGTATTCATCGCCTCTGAAGGCTTAGGAGCTTCAGGTTTCACTGGCGTAACATCCTCCACTTGTGACCCAAAGATTCCGCCACGAGCAAAAGTTTTGCCTCCTACTTCAAACGTCTGATAAGGTTCTGGCGCCTTTTCAATCGCTGGAGCAGGTCCGTAGATCATAGCAACATCTTCCATGGCTGCTTGCCTAGCTTTATCAATACGGCCTGTTTTCACCAACATATCCATGCCGCCTACCATGTTAGCGATCTCCTGGAAACGCTGTTCCACAAGGTTAGCGTATTCCATGCGTTGCGGTGAGGGCTGCAAGTATTGCTGCACTTGCGGTTCAGCAGGCGCAGGAGGTTCGAAAGTTTGCCGTGGCATACCCTGCCCAAACTGCATCAAGATTTGAGGGTCAATCTGGCTGTCTTGATAAGACCTGCGTAGCAAGTCTTGTGCATACATGTCCAGTCGTGGTTCTTGAAAAGGTTCAGCCATGATATTTGATTGATGATGTTAGCGGCTCATAGGAAGCCCCTGAAACGTGCCAACTGTTGGCATTAGTGACCCAAAACGATCAAATTGATTCATTGGCGCTTGAAAAGCTGAAGAACCATTCTGGCTTGGCATTGATACAGCACTCATATTGCTAGATCCCATACCCATCTGCGGCATAGGACGCTGGCTAATTATTTGATCAATATACGATCCGGCCTGCTGCAATCCCTGCATCTGCTGTGCCCTTTGAGCTGCCTGTTGCTGCATGTCGAAGGCCATCTTCTGACGCCTCATGTTTTCAAGTGCAGCAGAGGATTGCATGTAGGCTTGAGCATCTTGGTTGAACTGCCCAAGCTCTTTGGCGCTCATGTCACCGATCCGAGAGTATCTTTCAGTCAGCGCAGGATCAATGGGTTGCCCAGTTGCTTGGCTGTATTGCTCAACCTGGAACATATTGCTTTTTGCGGCATCTCTTCCTACGGTTTTGGCGTTGATGTTATCCGCTAAAGAACTAGCAGCCGTCACCATGGCGCTGCCCAGCTGTTGAGCGCCTTTTTGGTAGTTTTCACCAACTTTAAGGTAGGTTTCGAGCCATCCAGGAGGTAGCACTTGAAGCCCACCACGATAAGAAGCAAAAGGAGTCGCCATATTAGTCCTGCATGTAAGTCAGCTTTTCCTGTGCAGCCCAAGGCACAAGGTGAGCAATGTTTTCAACGGTCATTCCAAGCTTGGGGCATGGCACGAATTTAGCAGCATTCTGGCGTCGATCAAGACAGCGAGTGCAGGCATGAACATAATCGACGTTATGCATTTTGTTAGCCTTTTCCTGCCATCCGTCAGCGGTCTTTTCGTATCGCTTATCATCGTAAGGCACTCCATGGCTCTCCAGGTATTCCCAGACGTCATCATGCGTCCAGTCACGCAAAGGAAAGAGCATCGTGGCTTGACCTGGAACGAATCGAGCTTCGATCCTGGTGCCTGCGTCTCCGCCTAGAATAGGGTCAGAGTCACAGCCTTTGTGGCCTATCCATAAGGCTTGGAATGGCTGCATTTCAAGCGCCTGCTGTTTAGGACGCTTCAGGATGTCCAGAGCACATGTCCAGGGAGCGTTTTCGACGGGTTCTACAATGCCGGTCGGACAAGTCAGCGAGGTGCTATTGAGTTGGTAAAGGTTCTGAACCTCAAACTCATCATTGGTTTGCTGGAAAGCAGACTCTTGAGGGTGCCAGGTGTAAACCAAGAGCTTCCAGTCACGAATCAGCTTGTCGTGAAACTCGTATTTCCACGGCTGCCAAGGTTCACGGAAAAAGATCAACGGCAGGTCAATGCCGATGCTCCGCATGATGTGAAGCAAGGCCATGCTATCCTTGCCACCAGACCAGCAAACCAAGCTGTTAGGAAAGTGGC